GGAAGGTCGTCTCGTTGGCAACCTCCACAACTCTTCGAAGCTGGTCCTGGTTGATGTTCGATTTCTCTTGAGCGACCTTGATGATCGCCTGCTCTAGTGGAACATTGTCTTGGAGGTACATCTCCGAAGCTCTGCGACCCATACTTCGAAGGTCAGAAGAGCTAAGCTTGGTCAAAGGCGTGTCGAGATCGAATGCATCAAACATGGGCTCTCCAGGAGTTCAAGAGTCATCCTATCAGCCACCCTCTGAGGTGGGAATCACAGACCCAGACGGTGAAAGGCTCCTCACAGTAGAGGAAACGGCCACGCACTTAGGTGTGACCTCTCGTACGGTGCATCGGCTTGCTAAGAAGAGGCTCATAGCTAAGAAATGGCTGAAGTCCTCCCGGTTCGTGACACTGTCAAGCATCCGTCGCTACCAGGAGCTGAATGACCTGACTGTACACCAGCTGACTGTCAGGCTTCTCGACCTCGAGCAAAAGGTGGCTTGGCTGATGACCCAGATTGGGGATCCTGCAAACCTGGCTCGCAGGGAAACGACCCTCGAGACGCTGAAGAAGAACCATCCGGAGCTGTATAGCTAGCTCTCGCCTGTGTACAGCGGGTCGATGTCCATGTCTTCGTACTCGGGATTGCGGTCGAGCTCCTTGGTCGGAAGAATGATGTCCGGCCTCTTCCGATAGAAGAAGCTGGCCAGGAAGCCAAAGATGGCCGAGTGGCAGGAGTCGTCGGGCATCCCTTTGGCATGCTTGTAGACGTTCATCCTGGTCCGGTCGTTGTACTCCGAGTAGATGTTGAGGTGGTCCGTAGCAAAGGGCTCGTGGAACTCCTCCCAACGAGGCCAGCGGAAGACGTCTCCACGCTTGTAGGCGTTGAACATGTCGGACATGATCTCAGTTCGGTGACAGAGGAAGCGAGGCACACCCAGCTTGGGGTCAAAGGTCATCTTCTTCTTCACGTTGCCGACCCACTGGTACTTGTGGAGCTTGTGAGCTCCGTACTCTCGAAGGAGCTCGTCATTCGGCCAGTGACCGCCACCGTAGTCAGCCCCGATATGTGAGACGCCGAACCTCTCGACCAATGCTTTGATGATCCTGAGCTGAGACTTGGGCTCCGACTCCGGCCCTGTGAACCTCTTCCAGTAGAAGATGGTGTACTTGTCGGGATCGAATGGCAGGTAGCCGCCGAGGGTGATGACCGTGTACGAGCCTTCACCCGTACCCCAGTCGATGCCCATGAAGATCGGAATCGTCCCCTTCCACTTCGCTATCTTGAGATAGTGCTTCATGGATAGCTTTGGATTGCAGTTCTTTCGTACGTCTTCTTGAGTCAGAGGACGAGTACCTGAGTCATAGCTACGCCCAAGGACCTCATTGTAGAACTTGGGACGGCTGTACTTGATCTGCTTGTCGAGGATGTCTTCCCAGGTCACCCAAGGAACCATCAGCTGCGGGATCCGGAACCCTTCAAACTGCTTGGCTACGCTCGGGTTGGGATTCAGAGATGCCCACTGAGCATCTTCATCAGCAGCGCTGATAGGCTTAGCGCATCGATCACAAACCAATCCATCCTTGCCGATATTGTCTTCATCGAGGATGTTCCAGTACCAGGAGGATGGGTCCTTGGGAGTGCCATGAGCTCGGCAAGGAACCACCCACTCATTCTGTGTAGAGAACCTCGAGAAGTAGTACTCGAGCGTGCCGTCTAGTGACTTTGGAGTCCCACTATAGGTGTAGAGCTTGTGCTCGGAGTGGGAGGCGCACTCTTCAATGACAGGGATGTTGTCCAGGATGACGTCCTGGAACTCGTCAATGAGGATGTAGTCAGCTGGGATTCCACGACAACGGTCAGCGTTGAGGAAAGCGAAACGCATCGTGATCTGGTTGTCGTTGACGAACTTCTTTTCCAAGATGTTCGAGAGCAGCTTGGTGTTGGTGAAACCTTGCAAGACATCAGAAGTCTCAATAGGCTCTTTGATACGGTCTCGGCTGAAGACCTTCGTCTGAGTGTGAGACGGAGATACGTAGAGAACTCGAAACCTAGGGACCAGTGACATGTACGAGAGACACTGGTTGCCAAGGAGAGTGCTTTTCTCGACCTGACGGCCAGCCATGATGACACGGCGAGTAGAAGGTGTATCGTAGATGTCTTGCAGATACCGTCTTTCACCAAAGTCGAAGGGATGAAGTACTCCGCCTACAGGAACTTTGATGGCGTACTCGGTGAACTCAGAAGGCTGGACTGAGACCCTGTCTCCCTCATCGACCTCTTCAATCTCTACGAGCTCTTCAGAGAGAGCTCCGTATCGACTCTCTTCTTCTTCAACTCGTAGTTTTCGGGCAGTGCTGACGATCATGGTATCTCGCGGTATAAGCTAATCATGGCGTCGAACCGTGTTTTGCTCGAACGCCTGGACTGGTTAGAGGAGGCCATGAAGGGACTGAAGTTTCTTTTAGGCGATGAAGCATTTCCTGCCAATCCGCAAATTAGGCGCTGTACTGACCCACTCAAGTACCTTCTGACAATACCACTTAGTCAGCCGCTCCCAAAAAGATCCAGGCAACCGTTCAGGCGCTACCTACGTGCTTGGGGGTATATCCGCAACTGCGACATGCCAAGAATCAACATCAACGATCGAGCCATAACGGCTGAGATCCTAATCAAACACCGTCATTGGAAGGAGGACTCACTTGAGCAACCAAATCATAGCGGGACTCGATGAAGTCGGAATGGGCTGCTTCGCGGGGCCGTTAGTCGTAGCCGCCACCGCATTCTTCGATGGAGATGACCCAGGTCTGGGAGAGATCAAGGAGAGCAAGCAAGTGTCCCGAACGAGGAGAGAGATCCTCGCACCTCAGATAGCAAATGCAGCTTGCTGGGTCGACTTTGGTTTTGCCAGTGTCGAGGCCATCAACGAGCTTGGCATGAACGAAGCCTGGCAAATGGCCTGCAACATGTGCCTGTCCTCGTCACCCAACATCGATGTTCTTATCGTGGATGGTGTAAACGGGATCAGAGACTACGAAGGAGAGCAGGTCGTTGAGGCCAAGGCTGATGAGAACTACTGGCACGTTGCTGCGGCCAGCATCATCGCCAAGACAGTTCGAGACTGGGAGATGAGGTACATGGCCAAGTTCTACCCGCACTATTCCTTTGAATCCAACGCTGGATATGGTACAAAGGCCCATAGAGACGCCCTTCAGAAATACGGATTCGTACCCAACCTCCACAGAACAAAGTTCATAAGGAAGATACCCAACCTTGAAAAACAAGACCCACGAGAGGCGCAAAAGAAATGGGCTATGTGTAGCCTGCGGTGATCGTGCCTCAGTAGAAACCAAGACCAAGTGCGTAGAGTGCGCAGCTAAGCACGTAAAATCTTCCAAGCGCCTTAGAGAGTGCAGGTTTGAGCAAGGTCTTTGTAGGTGCGGCGCTCCAATAACAAATCCTGGAGTAAAGGTTTGTGAACCTTGTCGTAAGCTTTTCAATCAGCGACAGAAGGTTTCTGGGCCCAAGAGTGCTCGTAAAGCGAAAATAGAAGCTTTTGCAGCCTACGGTGGTTCGATCTGTAAGTGTTGTGGGATTACAGACCTTACAGTACTCACTCTTGATCATGCCAATGGGGGAGGCTGTAAACACAAGAAAGAGCTAGGAAGCTTAGGGGCCAAGCTCTACGCCCATGTTAGAGCAGCAGGATTCCCTGCTGGATACCAAGTTCTTTGCTACAACTGCAACATCAGCAAGCACCGAAACAAAGGACGATGCTCAGTACACGGTACTTGCTTGGTGTCAGGCGCTGCTTGATGCGTCAAGTCGGGCATCGAGGTAGTCGAAGAAGGTCCCTAGCTCGGGGGTCTCTTCGCCTACCTCCTGGAACTGGACGATGATCGCCGCCAGCTCAGGAACATCGTCCGTCGCTACGCCCTTCTTCCAAACGACATTTGCGGCGTCCCGAATGAAGAGAGACATGTTGAACGGGAACACGAGACCCTCGACTGCGATCTCTCGTCGGGCTGGGGTGAACAGAGGACCGACGTTCCTCTTGCAACCTCTTGGGCAAGGTGACTTGACGTTCTTGAGCTCTGCCCGACAGTTGCGGCACTTGTTGATGTAGTGAGCGAAGGTCCATTGATCTTCAACTCCCGCTCTGGGGAACAGGTGAACCAGGATCGTGCTACCTTTTTGGCACCACTCGGCGAAGAAGGTTGTGTAGTTGAGCACTGGCTCGAGCTGCACACCTGCCACATTGGTCAGGCCCTTCCCCGCAAACTCTGCCATTCCGTCCGCATCTGATTGGGAGATGCGGAGAGTGCTTTCATCGAAGACTTGACCCGTCATTCCTTGCTCCCGGAGCCACTGAAGTTACCGCCCTTGGCAATCTTGAGTATGGGCTTCGCTTTGGGAGCATTACGCTCCATCTTGAGCTTTTGCAAGCCCTTGACAGTGTCTTCGACGCCCTTGCCTTCGCCGTGGAGGATAGCGTGCAGGTTGAGGAACTCCTTGATCAAGGTGGCCAAGGTCTGTGCTGTGTTCTTGGTGTCCGGCTCACCTCGAGTTGCCTCGATTCTCATCGCGAGGTTTCGATAGGCTTCCTTGAGTGCAGCTTCGGACTCGATGACTGGGTCCAGGCCAGCACGGAAGAGAGCCTGCTGCTGACTACCGTTGCGAGCAGCCAGGTAGTGATCCCTCATCGGGTCGCTATGAAAGAAGGTCCTCCACTCATTGTAGCTAACCCTCGAGACGTTCCAGAAATAGTGAGCGAAGGTTTGAACTGTCCTCTGCTTCAACTCGACGTCGAACTTGCGACCCACTCGGATAGCAATATCCGAGGGCTTGAGCCTACCCATGAGAAGAATTTGCACAGCCTCTCGAACCTGGTGATGCATAAGCAGATCCAAAGCTGCCCGCTCTTCAGCCTTGGGGCTCCACATGCTGAAGATCTTCTCCTCCTGCATGAACTCCTTGGTTGGCTTGTGCCTCTTGTTCTGGAACATGAAAGGCTCAGGCGGATTGAAAGTCGCTTCGATCTGGTTGAAGGTATCCTCCGCCAGATGAGGCAGGCCGCATGACTTGATGGTCATAGCTACAGATTCGTAGCCAGCGTCACCCTCTGCACTCCCACGGGCAAGCAGGTACTTGATGTAGGACTCAGAGGGATGACTCATATGGTCCTGCCGTCGTCAACGAAGGAGATCTCCTGCTGATGGAGCTTCCTCAGTCCCTTGATGACGTCCTCCATGGCAGCCATCATTCTCTCGAGTGCGATCTCTGGCACGTCCTTGAGTCCGAGGCGTGAAGCGACCAGCATCTCAGCGACTCTCGAGGCAGCGAACTCGAGACCTGGGAGCATGTCCACGAAGGTCGCCACGTTCTCTGCATTGAGGAAGCCTAGACCCAGCACCTTGTCTGCGGTCAGTGCATCATCAAGAAGAGCAGCCTCTTTGATGAGGTCGTAGTTGCGGATGGGATGCTCGAGGTTCTCCAGGTCCTTGCGGATCAGGGCACGAGCCGACGCCATCTTTTCCTTAGCCATGTTCAGGCTACGACAGCCCGTGAAGCGAGTCGTGACACCCATGTCAGCCATCTTCATGGCCTCTTTCACGTGACCAGGGTGGACACCGCAAGCCACTGCCATGAACGAAGCCTCAGCACGGGTCAGGTTCTGTCGCTTGTCCATCGCCAGCTTCTCGACCGGGTAGCCTCGACAGTTGTACACCTGACCATCACCGAAGACCTCGAGGGTCGCCAAGTGAGTCACCGCAGATGTCTTGGTGAACATCAGAGGCTCAGGCTGGAGCTCCGTCATTGCCTTGAGCGGCATCCACTGGAAGTCGCCCGGCACTGAGTACTGATTGTCCCCGACCTTGACGACGTTCTTCAGGCCATCGACGTAGTTGAATCGGATGGACTCACCTGTCTCCAGGGTGCCGACGTAGCTCACGTTCCCACCTGGATCCGTGAAACTGTTCTGGATAGTCAGTGGAACGAACGCTCGAGCGTTGCCGTCCCTGACATAGTAGACAGCACCGAACCCACGAGGCACAGCCTTCGGGATGTCAGTAGACTTGCCGACCAACTTGCCTGCGACGTGCTCTTGGAGAGAGAAGTTCGAACCGTTAGTGAACAGAGTCAGGGGCAGTGGCTGGAGGTCGAAGGACAATAGCTGCGGGAAGACGTACCCGACCAGCGTGTCACCTTGGAGGTTCTGACACTGCCACAGCCCGTACTGGTCAGCGACTCTGATCTCTTCGTTCTCGAGGGTCTGCTTGATGGCAGCATCGGGGCTGGCCGTGATGGTTCCGTCCTCTTCGAGACGAGCAACCAGGTCCTTGTCACCCATGATGTCTTCCGCAACCTGCGGAGGGACCTCCTGCTGCTCGGGCGAGTACATCTCTGTGTTCGCCCACTTGATCATGACGTTGCCATTGGCCAGCTTCTCGAACTGAACGACGTTGGGCTTCACTCGAGCCCAGGCAGCCTCCGCTGTCTTGACTGGGTCGTTGGCGCTGAGACCCATGGCTGAAGCGAAGGCAGCCTGAACTCCCTCGTCTGCATTGACGACTGCCGCGTACAAAGACGGGTCGGCCATG